GCATCACGAGTTCCACACCGGTTGTCACCGGACTCACCGAGCCGTCGTCGTGCTCGATCTCTAATTGATCCGGCGCGACACTCACGTTGTCCGTGATCGTCTTCTGCAACCACGCCGCTGCGGCCTTCCTCTCGTCGCCAGCCAACGCCACGACCGTCGCGCCATCGCGACCGAACCCATAGTCGGTCATGCGCGCCTCCAAGTCGTCGGTCTCGGTTGGGGACAGACGCTTGATGCGCAGGTCAATCTTGTCGCCGTCGATCACGACCGATGTTGGGTAGTAACTACGCACGCGCTTCATAAGCACCTCTGGTTCGAAAATCAGTCCAGCCTCCAACATGTCCACGACGCGCTGGACTGCCGCGCCGAGATCGCACCACCACACGTATTCTTCGCGGGTCATCGGTCCGCCTTCGCCTTCTCATAGGCGAGACGCTCGTTGTCGAACCCGATCACCAAGCACGCCGCGTCGAAGTCAAAGGCAAGCAGTCGGTCTTCAGGCTCCACGTCGCTCAAGGTCGGGAGCCACCATCCGCTCGGGCTCCCGCCGTACGTCTTCGCGAGGACGTGAAAGAGATTCAAGAGGGGAGCGTTGACGTAGACGAAAGGTTGCGGCTTCAGCCGCACCTACCTTTGGCGTTACAGCGGTCTGGCTCCAAATAGCCAGTAACTCTTGTAACTCGAACAGGTCGACCGGCATGTGGTCTTCGTTGCCGTCATCGTGTGGCACCACAATCGGATTCACCACGACCGTGCACGCGTGCGCACGAAGCACTTCCAGCATCGCCGGACGTTCTTCGTCCGCGAGTTCTTCGAGTCGCTCCGATGGACCCTGCTCGCGGTTCTCGACGAACTTATGCGCCGCCGACATGAGCGGCGTCGGCACCACGCCTTCAAAGATCATCATCGACATGTCGCACTTCTTCGCCTGCACGGAGAAGCCATTCCCCAGATCGACGGTGATGAGTTTTTGCTCGCGCCGCTTTCGTGCATCGAGTTGTTCAGGCATTTTTCACCCACAACCATGACGGGGCCGTCGGCCTCGCGCCGTCAGGCAGTCGCTCACGCGAGCCAATCACGAACCACGGTTCGATGCGATACGCCGTCGTCCACGCCTGCACCGCTTCGATCACGTGGCAGTTGTAGCCACGCCCGCCACGGTGCGCGTAATCATGCCCACACAGAATACCGCCCGGCTTCACGATGGGTTCCCATGCGGCGATGTCAGCGATGACGTATTGCAGTGCATGGTTCGCATCGATGTATACAAAATCAAGCGAGTTCTTCTTAAAGTCTTTCGCCGCGTCCACGCTGAACTTGCGAATGTAATTCACGTTGTAGGGACCAAGCCGCTGCTTCGTGGCTTCAAAGAAGCCGTCCACCTTCTCTTGTGAGACATGCTCGCGATATCCCCGGTAGGCTTGCCATGCGTCGACGCAATGCAGACGCATACCGGGATGTCCTTCACACAAGACTTTGGAATAGCGACCGACTTCCACGCCGATCTCTGCGCCTTGCTCAAAGTTCAGGCGCCGAAAGAGTAGTGGGAGTTCATCGCGATGTCGGTTGACTAGTGTGACTGGAGAAGACGTGGGAACTGTGTCGAGTCCAAAGAACTCACACACAGTTTCAAGAGTGGACATGCTCGCGATAATAACACCGGACCAAACAAAAATCGCCACAGATGATCGGGGCAATTCACGGTCGACGCTAGTCCCGTGACGATCATCTGTGGCGAATGCGGACGCCGATGTCTTATCGGACGCCGATGTCTTACGACGGCGAGGCTGATGCCGACGGAGACTTCGACGGCGACGTGGACGACGACGGCGACTTGGAGGCGCTCGGTGATCCCGACGCGCTTGGCGACTTCGACACCGACGATGAGGCGCTCGGTGACTTGGACGCGCTCGGCGATCCCGACGGGCTGTTTGATGCGGCCGATGCGGAGATGTTCGTCCACGTCGGAGACGCCTTCGTGCCCGTGTTCACGAACTGCTTCGCAGCCGTGCGGAAGTAGACGGAGCCGGGACCAGCCACATCGTTGCCAGTCCCGCTCGTGCCATTGGTTGGCGTGGCCGTGCCGTCGAACAGCAGCACCCCGTGTCCGAGTTGCAACTGACCGACCAGCACCCACTGGTGCGAAAACCGTTCACGAGGCATATCTCAGCCCTCCCCTTACGACGGTGAGGCCGAGGCGCTCGGCGACTTGGACGGGCTGACCGATGAACTGGCCGCTGACACGGCGTTCACGGACAAGGTCCACGTCGGCGAAGCCTTCGTGCCGGTGTTGGTGTACTGATCGCCATTGGTCCGGAAATACACTGACCCCGGACCGGCCATACCTGCACCCGTGACCGCATTGGTCGGGATGTCAGATCCGTCGAACAGTGCCACTCCGTGTTGGAGGATGACACCGCCGACCATGACCATTCCACGCGAAAGACGAATAGGCATGAACTCTCCTCTGCATGCAGGCCGTGGAGGCCGCGTTCAACCGAACCGGGACCGTCAAGGCGACGGCCCCGGCGCGGGCAGCAGTTATGGTTACGACGGTGAGGCCGACGACGACGGCGAGGACGACGGCGACTGTGAAGCCGACGGCGATACACCGGTTGTTGGCTTCTCGCGATACCACTGGAACAAGCGGTCGCCTTCAGCGCGGTTAGAATCAACCAGCGCCTTGAGCGTCACCTTGTAGGTCGCGACACCCGTGCGGTTGTACGCCACCACCATGCCTTCAAGGTTGTAGGCGCGGTAGATGGTGAGCACTTCGTACTTGGTCGGAGCCGAGCGCTGACGCGAGGTGAGCACCACGCACTGGGTGGTGACGGACGCGAGGCCGACGGCATCACCGGAGTAGAACAGGACTTTCGACGCGTCGTTGACGTAGGACGCCACGTCAAACGCGGTCTTCAGTGTGTTGAAGACATGCTCCATCGCCGTGAATTCGAGCATGCATTCTTCTTTGGTGATGAACACGTCGATGGCGTTCAGCGACTGTTCCGCCTCGACTTCCTGCTTCGTCGTCTTGTAAGTAAAAGTTGACGGGCCATTGGTGTAGCCCACTTCCGTGCCTGACGATGGCACACCATTCGTGTGTCCCATGAGCGACGGCGGCGTTCCAGTCGTCGGGGCGGTCGCATTCAACCAAATGCGCGCCATCCCGATGTGGATCTTGTTGGGATCCTGAGCCATGATCTAATCCTTTCAATGGTTACAGCGACTCACCATCGTCGCCGTTGCGCCACCGCCGCTTATTCAACTGTCTGCACGATCACTTCGATAAAGCCGCCCGTCACAAAGGTTGCTTCGAGTCCTTGCGGCCGTTGCAACATCGGCGTGTATTGTTCGCCGCCTGTATCGAGCGAGGCCGTGCCATAAGGCGGATCCAACTGCGTATCGCGCAGCACTTGCCGAATCGCCCACATATACCGCTCGACCTGTGTCGTCAACGTTTGCTCGTCGTCGCCGAGGATGGTGAAGCCGACCACCAACCGATGCCGCATCACCTGCGCCATCGTGTCCATCTGCGCCCGAGAGTCCGTCACGATGATTTCAATCGACGGATACGACTCCAAGTCTTGCTTCGCCGTGCACCAGATGGTCGACGGCGGCGGCGTCTCCACGCCATCCGCAGCTTCCGTGTCGGCCTCCGCGAGCTTCGGCGGCAAGTGCTCCGCAAGGAAGTCCTTGATCGCCGTCTTCACCTGCGTCACGTGATACATCAGCCGACCGTCAATCCTGTCTTCCGGGCTTCACGCATCACCCACTGACGAAGCACGCTGGCCCATTCGCTTGGATCAGGCGGGTCGATGAAGGGGCGGGCTGGCATCTTAGGCGTGCCTGTTTGGTGAAACACACCGTAGGGCACTGCGGTACCAACCACCACCGTCGTCGGAGACGCCTCGAAAATGCCGTCCGGGCCAACACTGGAGCCGCCCCAGACGAGAGAGTCACGCAAGACGCCGGTCCGCTGAAGGATCGGCTGACCGGGGAAGTGGCGCTCTTTCCACTTCTGATAGTCCACAGAGAGTGGAGCCCACCGACCACCAGAAGAAAAGCGACCACCCGGCCCTCGGCTTTGCCCTTGCAGGTTGAACCGGTCTTGCACCTTGGCGAAGAATCGCGGGGCAAACTCATCGCGCCAGAACGGTTGCAGATCGCGCAACACCGCACCGAACGCGCCGAGCGCCGCACCGACGCGATCCGCGCCGACCACCGTGACGGAGATGACTCCGACCGGAGGCACTTACTACCACTCCTGATCCATCGTGGCACGTGGGCACGTGTCCGATGGACCGAACGACTCCGCGACACCATCAAGCACGTGCTGCGGCTTCTGAACCTGATCGCCAGTGCGTGGCACATCGGTCAACTCTTTCGGGTTGTTCCGCGTGTTCCACGCGCAGATCATGTCCTCGTATTGCTTCAGCATCCGCTCCGCGCTGGTGACCGCGCCGTCGCCGCCCACACCATTGGCGCGAGCGTAAAGAATGCGCGACCCCACCGCGAGACATTCAGCGGAACGCACCTGTGAAAAGCCGTATGGGCTATCAGTGCGCGAGATCGGCACCTGATAGCCCATGTTCTTCAGGACACCCTCAAGCTCACCGTGGACGTCGTCCAGAAACTTCTGGGCCGTCGAGCGCGACGGCTTGCTGGTATCTGACAAAGAGACCTGCGGGATGCGATCCAGCACGTCGTCCAACGTGGCGTAAGTGGCCATTTACCTCACAGGTCGAATTGTCGGCACGAACCCCGGATTACTCAGCACGCGCTGCGGCACGGCTTCGGACGCCATCGTCGGCACCGAGACGGACACCTTGTAAGCGCGATACGCCGGAGTGTCTTGCGCCACGAATCCACGCGGCGGATAGTCGCGAGCGTCTTGCCCACTGGTCACCCAGTCTTCGAACGACTGCGCGGCGACCTGCACGTTGGGATCGGCCGCTGCCGGTTCCGGCGCGAGCGGCACTTTCACGACTTCCATTTCGGCGGGCATCTGGAGCGGGCGGACCGCGCCGCCACTCATCAACTGCACCGCAATCTTTTCGTCCTCGATGTCGATCACCATGTCGCGCCCATAGGGCACTTTGTTGATCTTCACGGGATGAACAACTACTACACGCATACGCCTACGCCTCCTCCGAGAAAGGTTGGCGGGAAGGAACACAAGCCCCTTCCCGCACTAGCACGCTATTACGCGACAGCGGCCTTGATCAGGTACGCGAGCGAAGCGGCGATCAGCTTCTCGTCCTGCTTCTCCATGACGCGGATGACGTCCACGTCACGCTTGTCTTCGCGGTAGCGGAACACGCGGAGTTCCTCCTCGCGAAGCTGGTAGCCGAAGGTCGCACGCTTGAGCGACGGCGAGGTCTCCGCGTAGAACACGAGGACGTCCTTGCCCCACACGTCGGTGAGCGCATCGGTCTGACCCTGCTTCGACGTGCGGCGCAGGATGCTGCCAACCAGCACCTCGTCGACTTCGAACACAGCCGCGAGCAGTGCCGGGGTGACGATGGCGCGCTCGGTGTACTTGATGATTTCCTTGATGTCCGGGTGGATCTTCAGCGACTCCAGCACCTTGTAGCCCATCGCCATGCGGTTCGGGCGGTAGCCGGTGCTGTCGAAGATCGCGATGCGCGCAGCCTTCATGTCGCCCAGCGGATCGGAACCCGACTGGTCGCTCCACTGCGACGTGCCCGCCAGCGTGGTGTTCTGCGTCACGTTCGACGTGCTGAGCACGAGGTCGGTGATGCGCTTCTCGCGGTTGTTCAACACCATGTCGGTCACGATTTCGGTCGTGTCGACGTCGAGATCAAGCGGCGCAGCGGCGTTCTTGCGTTCCTGATCGTCGATCTCACCTTCCAGACCGTACTGTTGGGTGAGGTAGGTGTCCGTGGTCGGCGACCAATCGATACGGTTGTAGTCCGACCGAGGAGCGCGCTTGGAGTCCGGCGCGTCGAACCGGGACTTGTCGTAGACCCAGAACGAGGCCGATTCGCGTGCGACCGGCACTGGCGGCAGCACCATGTCAGCCAGATAGCCGTCCGGGGCTGGCTGGAACTGAACGCTGATGCTCGTCAGCAGCGGGTCATACTTGACCTGTGAAATAAGAGGCATCGGATGTCCCTTGAACTAACACGTTGTGACAGTAGCCCCCGCGCCATGCCCTACGGGCCTTCAACACGCGGCGCGTGCCCGCTATCGTTACGCCGCCGCTAACTAGCTGTGGCAGACGCCGCGCTCGACGAGCACTTCGATAATGTCGCCACTCGCCGACGAAGACTCCATCGCGATGGCGCTGTAGGCTTCGCCAGCCGACGCCTTCACGCCCACACCTGCGGTCGACGGCTTGATGAAGTCGCCCACCGAGATCGGCGTGGTGCCGTCCACGCGCAGCGCAGACGTGCCGCGCAGACGAATGACGGCGCCCTTGTACTGCTTCGGGCGGTTCTGCATGATGAAGCGGTTTTCACCGCTGGTGACCGCCTGAACGCGAGCCTGTGGGCCACCGGCCGCACCAGCCGCGAATCCGACGAAGGTGTACTGATACGCCTCGGCACTGAGATCGGCCGTCGCTTCGAGCGTGATGTCTGCGGGAGTACCGCGACCAGTGATACGCATGTCTAGCTCCTCGAAAAGTTGAGATCACGCGTGCCGACGACAGTCGCCATCGGCACGGCTCCGCGCTCGGCGGCGACTAGTTGACGGTCGTGTTGAACTGATCGCGATACGCCTCGGCCTCGTCGGCCAACTGACGGCTCGCCTCGATCATCGCCCGCGAGTACGGGATGCGACGTTCCTTGGAAATCTTGTGCGCCAGTTCGATGATGGATTCCGCAGCCGCCTCAC